AATGCCCATGTTCATAAATATACAAAATGTTCTCAAAATGTAGATATTATTAAAAAATGTTCTCAACAAAAATACATACAACATATATTGTCTACTTTTTTTGGAGAAGAATGTTACCAAGTATGTAGTGAATTCAGTTCGAATGAAATCGCAACCCAATCATTTTGTTTTTTATTGAATTTCATTCAAGAACATAATCCAAATTTAGTGAAAAAAATAGAACAACCAATCTTCAATAACACATCACATCGTATGGTATTGGCAAATCATACATTAAAACAATTAAATATAATTGATGATAACTCAGAAGACAGTATAAAGAACTCAAAATATTCATCGGTTCTCTCCTTTTTGAATAAATGTTGTACGCCAATGGGAAAAAGACAATTCAAACAGCAATTAACAAATCCAACATTTGATGAAGCATGGTTGAAAAAAGAATATGCGATGATATCTCTTTTGTTAGATGAGAACAATGTACATTTCATATCATTTTTTCGCTCTCAATTGAATGAAATACGTGATATAGAAAAAATATGCAGGCAAATCATTATTAGAAAAATATATCCATCGTCAATGCATCATTTATATAAAAGTATCGAGAACATTGAACAAATATACCAATGTTTATATGAAAATCCCGATTTAAATCGTTATTTTGGAGAACATTCTACTAAAATCGCGAATTTTGGAGAACAATGTTCTCAACTATTGGATTTTATAAAGACAAATTTGAAAATGGATGCATGTATAGAAATAGAATCTATGGTAAATTTCGAAAAGAATATAATACAACCCGGTGTATCCAGTGAACTAGACGCATTAATTCAAAAATATGAAAATAGTATATCATCTTTTCATGGAATAAGGGATGTTTTTAATTCATTGTTGAGAACATTTGAAAAAAGTACAGAAACTGACTATATTAAAATCCACGAAACTGATAAATCTGGATATTCATTGCAAATTACTAAAAAGCGGGCATTAATATTGAAAACAATATTATCAAAAATAACGGAGCCGATTCAAATCACTTCTGGTTTGACAATAAATGCGAAAGAAATTCAATTCAAATCAGCTTCCACAAGTAATGATGAAATTGAAATCAATGTTCTCAATAAGATATGCAAAGATATACTCACTTTAAAAGAACAGATTAATATGGAAATATCAATAGCATATAATGAATTTTTAAATGAATTTGATAAGAATTGGTTTTCAACATTAGAGAACATTGCAAAATATATAACAAAAGTAGATGTTCTCCAAAACAAAGCATATATAGCAAATGAATATAATTATGTATGTCCAGAAATAGACAGTGATATGTTCTCAACAAGTTCCTATGTACATGCATATGATTTGAGACATTGTTTAATAGAACATATACAACAAAATGAAGTATATGTGCCGAATGATTTACTGCTCGGAGGTAAAATAGATGATACCATAAAAACTGGAATGTTATTATATGGAACGAACGCGGTTGGAAAAACCAGTTTGATACGTGCAATTGGAATAGCGACAATAATGGCGCAAAGTGGCTTGTTTGTCCCATGTTCTCGTTTTATATTTAAACCATATAGAACAATATATTCGCGAATATTAGGAAATGATAATATATTCAAGGGCCTTTCGACATTTGCAGTGGAAATGTCGGAGCTGCGCATGATATTGCGAGGTGCTGACGAATATAGTATGATATTAGGAGATGAATTATGTTCTGGAACAGAAACTGAATCAGCGTTGAGTATTTTTACAGCGGGATTGATGCATTTAAATGAAAAACAATCAACGTATATTTTTGCAACACATTTTCATGAAGTACTGGATTATGATGAAATCAAATCTCTTGCCAATATGGAAATAAAACATATGGCGGTTCATTTCGACAGAGAATTGGATTGCTTGGTATATGACCGTAAATTGCGTGATGGACCAGGAAATCGTATGTATGGATTGGAAGTATGTAAATCATTGTATTTACCGGAAGATTTTTTGGAGAAAGCATATGTGATACGTAATAAATATTATCCGATAAATCAAGGAGAACTTGCACATAAAACAAGTGTATATAATGCGAAAAAAGTTCGAGGTTTGTGTGAAATATGCAAAACGGAATTAAGTGAAGAGGTACATCATTTATCACCGCAAAAAGACGCAGATAAAAAAGGGTTTATAGGAACATTTCATAAAAATCATGCGGCAAATTTAGCAGCAGTTTGTGAAAAATGCCATGAACAATTGCATGCGAAAGGAAAGCAAAAAATTGTTCGCAAAAAAACGACCAAAGGGTACGTCATTGGATAATTTGAAGTTTATATATTTCTTTTAGATTTTCTATTTTTTTCTGGTTTTACCACCTTTTTTTCGAAGAGGGTTTTGGTTATTGAATAAAGGTAAACCATCATAAACTCTTGAATTACGTCTAATTGGAAGAGAAGTTTTAATTTTATGTAAAGTATTTACAATTGGTTCAAATATTATTTTACTAATAGTTTTGTTTCTATTTCTCTCTGGTTTCCGTTTTATTTTTTTTCAAGTGAATCATCTGACTTGTTGATATCAATAATCATATACGTATATATAGTATACAAATATATTAGTAATCAAAATATTGTAAATTTTGTCTAAACCAATCTTGCATTTTTGCGGCAATTTGTTGGCGATACATATCATCAGCAATCAATTTCAAACTTCTATGTTTATCTTTGAAATGATACATGAACAACTGAATAATATTTACTAAATTAGCTCTTGAGTATTTTTCTTGCAATTGTTCATATGGAAAGATTGGTACATTTTTTTTAACATTTACTTCGTTATGAAATCGCCATAATAAATCAATCAAATTTTGTTTAGTTTGAATAGTACTAAAATTAACAGAATTCATAAATTGTGTAGCATGTGTAGCGCACATAGGACAAGGTAGGTTTTTACAAATAACATAAATAGTATTTATAAGTTCATTTTTAACAATATGGAAATGTTCTTCTTTTACCTTTTCAGCCAATGAATGGAATAAGAACCATGTAGGTTCTCCCCATTTCATTTTTTTTGGTTTATTATTATCTTCTACAACATTATTTGTTGGAACAACTGTAACTTGCTCTTGCCTTTGTACTATATTTATATTCATTGATAATATAGGTTGTGGTTTTACATTATTAAATTGCATTTGACTATAATTATTGACATGTCTGTTTTTGTATGAAAACATCATCTTTACTAATATATATTAATATTGAAAAATATATAAATATATTATATTTATTATTCTAAATATAATATAATTGAAATATATAATGGAAACAAAAGAACAATTAATAAAATCAATAAAAGAATGGGTAAAAATTGATAATGAAATACGGGCATTACAAAAAGAATCTAAAAAACGTATGGATGAAAAAAAGAATATATCAAAAAATTTAATTGATGTAATGAAAAATAATGAAATAGACTGTTTTGATTTAAAAGATGGTCAAATCATGTACAGTAAAAAGAATGTAAAGAAACCTATAACAAAAAAGTCATTATTAGACATTTTAGCTAAATATTGTCAAGGGGATACAATAAAAGCAGGCGAAATAAATGATTTTATAATGGACAATCGTGAAGAAGTTGTAAAAGAAAACATAGTACGAAAAATTTCAAAAGGGAAAGATGAATCATGTTTATAATAAACCGAATTCTGGAATGCTATATCCGGTTGATGTTTTTACACATTTAGCAATGATAGCTGGATTATCTTTGCCTAAAATGATATCTTCGGTTTTGTATACATTGTTGTATTTATCTATGTAGTATACAATTCCTTGTATATCAAGTGCAATTACTTCTAACTTTTGGGTAGATTGTGTTATATCTTCTTGTTCCATAAATCCGTGAGGAACACCTTTTGAATGGGTTCCACAGAATTCGCAATTTTCTTTTCTACGACGTGTACATTGCTCACCATTTGCTCTACGAGCATTGCATCTATTTGTGGATGGTATTGAATTTTTTACACGTTTTCTTTTGATAAAATCTTCTTTTACAAATGTAAGACGTTCATAATCATATACATATTCTATCAATTCATTTATTTTTGTTTTTTCTTCAAAATCTACTTCAAGTATTTTATCACGAATGTTATTTTTGAAATTGGTTATATATGTTTCGGAAATTCTATTCAATCTTTTTTCCATATTTAATAAAAGTTAAAGGCGGATAATTTTTATATTGTATTCTATAATACAATATAATATAATATAAAGAAAAACAATCGGAGGGTAAATATTAATAATTGTGGTATTTGTTCTTCGATTTGTTGTTCAATTTAACTTCAATTTTATGTTATTTTATATTTTTTTTATTGCGTATAAATAACTATGTCTTGCACGTATAAAATAAGTTTTGAAATTTTTAGTAGAACTTAATATAAAATCGATGGCTTTCCAATTTTCGGCAATATGAATATCTTCAATTATTATCCAACCATTTTCATTTATATTATTCAGAGCAAATAACATTGTATTAAAATTGGCACCAATTGAATGAAGACCATCGTCGATAATTAAATCATATTTTATGTTCCCAAATTTATTTGCAAGTTCAATAAATGTATTTGAATCCATTTGGTCTACAAAACTAGTTTTTATTCTATCACTTTCAAATAAAATATCTTTATCAATATCAGCGCCATAAATATTTGAATTTGGTAAATATTCTCTAAATGCGTATAATGATGCACCTGGCCTTCCATATATACCCATACTTGAAACGATATTAGGATTATTTGTTCCCATACCAATTTCTAAAATATTTAATTTTGAATTCTCACCTAATTTATTTAAAATAAACGAATAAAACACATGATAATCGTGAGTAGTCGATTTATCTGAATTGTTATTTTGTAATATATTTCCCAAAGAGATTACATTATCATTTTGAAAATTATTTATATCTATGATATCAAATTTATAATTTGTATGTTCTAGTAATTCATTCAGTTGAGGTATAAATAATGATGCTCCCTTAACCCATAAGTGCTTATTTGATTCATCGTTTGCAGAACCCGCTGAAAATAAAAATAAACTATCCATTATAAAATATATATTAAAAGAAATTTTATATTAATTCATATATAAAATATATATTTGAATAAAACATATAATAATATATATGAAAATATTATTATTAGGAAGTAGTATAATAAAACACTGGAAAAACTTTACGACAAATCATGAAAACGAAGAAATCATGAATATTGGAAAAAGTGGTTTAGTAACCACACATTTGCCAAAATATTTAGAAAAAACCCCATCTATAACCCCTGAATACATAATATTTTATTGTGGTGGTAATGATTTATTAGGCAATATAAATGAAAAAAATATAGTAAATAATATACAATTATGTTTAGATGCTTTGCTGACAAAATTTCCAAAATCGAAAATTATAGTAATATCACTAATAAAATCGCCAATTATGTACAATGGTAAAATAGAAATTATAGATTATATCAATAATTGTATTCGAAAATATAGTAATAACCATAGTAATATAACATATGTAAATGTTAATAAAATTTTATCAAAAAAAGAATTTTTTATGGAAGATGGATTGCATTTGACTGATTTAGGGTATGAAAAAATGAATATAAAATTACATACATTTTTATAGAATAGTGGAAAATCTAAAATAATTTGAACATTTTAATGAACACATCTTGTGCATCAGTACATGCAGATTTCAATACATTTCTAACAATAGTTTTATCCGAAGGTGAATTGAATGCAATGCGAATAACACTGTGACTGTTATGTGGATGGTATTTTTTGAATCCGCAAAAACTTAATGATTTTTCACCTTGGTAAAATTTTTCATAAAGTACATATTCCAATACTTTCCCAATTGTATAATCTTCATCTTCTAAAATAATATCATAACAATTGTCAATAGTTGCTTCACTATGATTGATTGGAACAATATCACTTTCTATCATTTGTATCATATCGACGAATTTGTTTTGTAATATGGCACAGCCTTTTTTGACAATTTCTTGATTCGTATACACTCCAATGGTTTGGATTGAATAATCAAAACTGTCTTGAATAAATTGACGTTGGGCGTCTAACATATAGAAATTGCGTTTTTGAAATTCAATTTCTTCATTGGTTAGTTCTTCACTTCGTAATTTTGATTCCATGGATTCCCAAATACTGTCAATTTTCACCAAGTCTGGGGTGTTTCCATATGTACATTTTGAAACGACATTGAACATACTATTTACTTTTGCATTACTTACTGAAAATTCACATGTTAATTTTATATGTCCTCCTGGAATTTCATTACCAATTTTAGGGGTTAGTCTGACAAAATCAATATATCTATTTGTCTTTACACATGGAGGGAAAATTCGTGTAGTTTCTTCGCGTGTCAAATAATTGCCATTCATTTTGTTTTTAATACGGAAATCTTCGGTGGTTACAATAATTGTTTTGTCAGTTTCGTTTTTGAGGTCTAATTCTAAAATATATTTATCCGGTAATACATCTAAATCTTTTTCATGAATAGGAATACAACTTAATCGCTGTTTAATGATTTCATTATGTAGACGAGGTGGATTGTTTATTTCAATATTGCATTTATTATCATTGTATGTTTCTGTATAAAATACATTTGTTGGTATTTCTGATAAAATGATACGACGTAATGCATTGGCAATACTAACATTGATACCACTCAGTGTGAATTTATATACATCATCTTCTTCGCTAATTTTTGAAATTTGAGGATTCATTCTAAATATTCTTATTATATATACTTTAATTAGTTATATTTTATTATTATTTAAATCAATTTTTTGTATTGTTTTTATTTTTTATGCATTTGAACATTCAATCCTTCATTTGATAATTGGTCGGCACGTTTATTATGGTCGCGATATACATGTTCATATACAATTTTGTCAAAATATTTTTCGAAACCTTTTGCATTTTCGTATAAACGTAGCATATCTTTTGAATTTACTTTGTATTCACCCTTCATTTGTTTGATTACTAACATACTGTCACCTTTGACTGTAAGTTCTTTAATATTTTTATTCACTGCTTCATGTAACCCAATAATTAGACCAGTATATTCTGCTACATTGTTTGTGGAATTATTTCCGACAAATATAGATTTTGCCCATATTTCTGTATTTCCTTGATATAATACAGCACCTGAACCTGCTGGTCCGGGATTTCCTTTACTACAACCATCGAAAAATAGCGTATACTGAGTAGGAATTTGTATTTTACTTGATGATAAATGAATATTAGGAATCGTAGTTACAATAGATATTTGATTTTTTACATTTGATTTATTTTGAAAAAATGATGTTATACAAACTTGTTTCATCAATTATGAAAAGTTATAATTTTATATAGTTTATACCAATTATGTAAGTTATTTAAATTTAGTGTATAAAAACCATTTAAATAATGGTATAATAATATAAATACAAAACTATTTTACATAATAACGATAAAAATGTTTGGATTCGGAGATGTCAACACTGAATTGAAACTTATGTCAGGAAATATTTTGAATATGATTGTATTTGATAAATTCAAAACGGGCAAACCAGTAATTGACGCATTTATCACAACTATTGTTTTAACCGCAGTTACATATATATTCCAATTCATGAATAATAATTTTACAAAATTTATAAACATGATTAATATATCCGAATTTGAAAGCTTTTTATATAAAAAACATGTTGTTGAATATGACGGTAAAATAGCATTATCGACAACCTATTATGATAGTGAATTGAACCAATCGAATTCATTCAGTGATAGATTTCGCGCATTATGGATATATATAATAGAACATGCAAATGAAAATACTACGATACGCCATATTAAGGAATATTCTTTTGGAAATACATCATATAATAGAAATCGTGATCTGGGAATTTATATGGTTATTCAAAATGAAAAATTTCTTATTTCAAAAGAACATCAAATATATGCTTGTACAACAATTCAAAATGAAGAACAAGACGATGATAATAAAAAATCGAATGATAGATATTCAAAAAGAATGAATCGAATTGAAAAAGTAACAATTCAATTGTTCTCATATAAAAGTGATATTCATATCATAAAAGAATTTGTTGAAAATATAACAAAAAATTATTTAGCTTCAATCGAAGATTTACGTGATAATAAACGTTTTATTTATACCCTTATTAAAGCAAAATATGATGATAATAAATATGAATTATGGGATGAACATTTATTTTCAAGTACTCGGAAATTTAGCAATATTTTTTTTAAAGATAAACAAACATTGATTGCAAAAATAGATTTTTTCATGAATAACAAAGAATGGTATTTTGAAAAAGGAATTCCATATTCAATCGGTATTGGTATGCATGGACCGCCAGGTACAGGAAAAACCTCATTGATAAAAGCAATTGCCAATTATACAAATCGTCATGTTGTAGTTATTTCATTGAAATTAATAAAAACGAAAAAACAGTTGGATAGTATATTTTTTGAAGAACGTTATAATACAGATAATAAAAAAAGTAGTATAGGATTTGATAAAAAAATTATTGTATTTGAAGATATCGATTGTGTAGGTGATATTGTATTGGACCGAGAAAAAAAGAAACAAAAATCAATCACCGGTTTTGGTAAAAAATTGGATTTTGATGAACTTTCTAATAATTCAAAAATAAATATGGGAGATTTGATTGAGACGATAGTGTCGGTCGAAAATGAAGCTGAAAAAGTATCTCAACTACCCAAATTATTATTAGAAGATGAACCGTTGACTTTGGATGATATTTTGAATTTATGGGATGGAATTCGTGAGACTCCTGGTAGAATTATGATTATATCTTCAAATCATTATCATGAATTGGACCCCGCATTAATTCGACCTGGAAGAATCGATGTTACACTTGAACTGTCATATGCGTCGCGTAGCATAATAAACGAAATATATTCACATTTATTCGATGAAACGATTGATGATAAAACACTAAAAAAGATAAAAGATTATTTTTATTCACCGGCTGAAATAATAAATATTTATATGAATGAAGAACGGAACAAAGAAATGTTTATTAAACGCCTGTTAAAAAATCAACATGTGTAATAGTTTTATTTTCAGATATTATATAAAATTGAAACACTTTTTTTATATAATATATACTATATTATATAAAACACTATTTATCTTTGAAATGTATGCTGTTGTTAGATATAACGATTATCGTAAAGAAGAACATTTTGAAATTATTGCAACTACTACTGATGTAGAATGTGCTAAAAAAATAGCATTCAATAAAATCAAAGAAGACATACCTGAATGTAAAGATGACGATGAACTTTATAAAATAGCAACCGATATTGAAACAGAATATTTCCAACCAATAAATGAAGAAATAATATCATATAGAATTATCAAAGTTAAAAAGTGTAAAAACAAATTGAAAAAATTATATCATTATACAACTAAATATGCTGTTGTTGAATTTGCAGTAGAAAATAATGAAAATTTAAAAGAAATAGATACGTCCCTTATATGTGATGATTATATTATTGACGATGTTCAAGCTGATGAAGATTTTTAAATAAAAATAAATAAAAATGGAGGGAAACCTCTTTTTTATTTACTCTTACAACATGGGCGGTTTGAATGAGAAAAGGTGTAATTGAAAATCATGTAGTTGTTTATATTACAATACGAAATATTGTAATATAACTGTGTTTACATTTTATACCCCATATATGCTAATGAATTATTTAGCAAAATATAAATTATTATATCACTATATAATGGACTGTTCTTATAATAGTATTGTCCCAGAATTTCATTCTTATGATGACATAGAATTACAGAAAACTATAAAAATAATATCAACAAATTTGATTACGAAACGAAAATGTCTTGTAATACGACCGATTGAGAGAACCCCTCGAAATAATTAAGGTTGTATACTTACCAAAGGTTGTATACTTACCCAAGGTTCATTATCCATATTTTCTAAATAAGGTTCCCAATCTTTGTATTCTGGATGCAATTTACAATGATTTTTCACATTGAAAACACGACCACATGCTGACCCAAACCGTCCTTCAAATTCTAAATTTCTTGCCATTTTACTATCAACTACTTTACCATCTGTACAACCTCTTGGATAGAAAGCATCTCGTATTGTAGAACCATGTTCATCTATTTCAGCATGGTTACATATAGAACGTCCATTCATAATTTCTTTATTCAAAAATACATCATAATGGTCACTTATCACTATTTTTGCATTGTTAGTATTTATCTTTCCACTATAAATATTATTCAACAATGCATCTAATCTATAATTGCGAGAACCTGATGAAGTTGAAAAATCATGAAAATCAGTATCAGTAGTTTCTGTATTATTCAAATCGAAGCTAAATGCCGAATTCATACCATAGAATAATCCATTGTTTGTCCGATTGATACTATGTTTATCTAAACCAATTTCAAATCGCATGATTTCATTTGTATTTACATCACCAAATAGCCAAGAACATGCATAATCTCCCGCATTATTTTTTAACATAATTTCAACATATTCATCTAATGTTTTACCATATTGCATAGCTTGTCGTATTCTACAAAAAAATGGAGAACCAAATTTTGGTTTATATTCAGTACCCCCAATTGTAGTTTCACACCCTATGATTCCAGTAGAACATATGAACCAATCTGTACCACTCATTACATATCCTGGTGCAATTTGCATTACAAAATGATTGCCGGATGATGGATATACATACATAATTACATTCATTAATTGGCCACTTAAAAAATAAGTATGAGTATTATGTGCCATTACTATTTCACCATTTTGGGTAGAATCCCCTGTCGCAATAAACGCACTGCATCTATCATTTTTTTCGTTTTTTTTATTTTCATCATCTTCAAAAAAAGGATCCATTCCAAAAGCAGAATTCCATGCAATCAATGCATCCACTGAAAAATGTATCCCCATTTTTCTCGCACCATCACTAATTCCACGCATTTCTTCATAAATTTCTGGAAAATCATTTTTGATTATGTCTTTTACTTGTTGTTTGCATACTTTTATATAATTCGATAATGATGTTTTGAAATATTTTTTCACTATGAATGGAAATGATTTTACGATTCGTTTCAATTCTTTATACAATAAAACACCATGTGCATAACCACGTTCATATGCATCGCCTCGAATCTCTGCAACAACCCATCCATGTTTTTTTTCAATAATTTTTCCACTTACTTTTGTGTATTTTTTACGAGTTGTTCTCGCTTTATTTTTTTTTGAAATACTTTTCATATAGTATTATATACTATCTATATAAATAGTATATAAAAATGCAACAAATCTATTGAATCATCAATAAACCCAATAATACAAATAATAGTATATACGGGAATATAACTAAAAACCATGAAACACCTGGATAACCTCCGCGACATATAATGTTCAATACCCATGTCCAAAATAGAACATATAATACTTTAAATACGAATATGATACCAATACTTGTAACATTACATGAATATAGTCCTAAACAATATAAATCAGTATTTCCATAATTTTGAATAGCCATAGCAATAATTGAAATAACAGAAATAAGTAAATAAACGAACGCGGGTGTGCATAAATTTTTAATACCAGGGATAATCGCCATGATAATATATAAATATAGAGATTTTATATTTACACTAAATATTCTCCTATATTATTGCTAGAAACAACTACTTGTGATGGATTTGTAACAGAACTATTACCAGTCAAAATTGAATTAGATGTAATTGCACCGGCAGTTGTTCCAGTACTTATAACGGGATTCATGTAATTTGAAGCTGGAAAAAAAGGAATTGCGACTTTGTTAAAAATACCAGTTAAATCACTTGTTCCTCCTTTCATCTTTCTACTTTTACGTTTTTTCTTTCCTCCATGTAGAGATGCATTTGGTTGCAAACGCGAATCTATAACAGCAGCAGGTGCATTTGGGTCGATATTGTGAGTATTTAACTCATAAAAATAAGGACTATTCGCTAACCCACCAGACATAACTTGATTATTGCATCCACAACTACCCCCTTTCATTTTATTTCGGCGTGATTTTCCTTTTTTAGTAGGTTTTCTTTTATATTTTTTAGATTTTGTAGAGAGCTTCATATATATATATATTATATGTGTATATATTTTTCAAATATGTTTTTAATTAAATTATTCAATATCAACATGAGTCAACATATGTCTACGACAACATACATTTTTTAATCCTAAATTATCTAAAACAATACCTTCTGGGGTTTTTTCCATATTTTTTTTAGTAAGATAAACGACATTTTCAACTTGTAAGCCTTGTGATATTTTTATACGTCGCACTTCTTCAAGATAATATCTGTACTTATCGGCAAGAACATTTCCGCAAGTAAAACATTTAACTGGAATAATCATTCTAAATATATATTGTTGTATTATTATATTTAGAATAATAAATCAATTTTATATTTTTATTGGACAAATATATTATTATATATCATAATAGCAATTTATGAATAAAAAATATATAATAGTATTATTTTGTATAATATTAATTTTGTTAATAATTGGTATATTAACTAACTATTATTCATTTAAAGAAGGTTTAGATAATTCTGATGCGATTGATATACCAGTGAATGGAGCTATACCAGATGGATATTATAAAATAGGTGACAAAAAAATGAAAAAAATACCGTATGGGTATACTACAAATGCCGAAAAAACAGTATTACTACCGAATACCCAAAGTTCTTTTTGGGTAGATTATGTAAAAAAAAAAGATAATGTAATGGACGACCCAATATTAAATAGTAATAAATATAATAGTGATAATTATGATTTATTATATCATGACAGTGAAGTTGCTATTAAAAGTCAGAGTGGAGTATATGGTTCTGATTTCGGTACTACAATGGTATTAGATAGTTGTGGAAATAAAATTTTAATACCATATACTCCATCACAGGGTAATATTTTATATTATCAACCAGGTACTTATACATATGGTGCATCTACATATGTTCCAACTTATGAAGACACTGTACTTTTAAGTAAAGCTAATCTATCATCATCATCATCATCATCAAAAATGACAAAAAAAAATATTTTACCAGACAAAAAAAGAAATATACTTTATTTAAAACCGCAATTCATAAGTTTATCGAGATATGTTCCAAAAAATGAAGAAACAATATATTCAAGTAAAACAAGTGGAATTGATACTACTTCGGCGTACAATTGTGAATAACAATTCAATTGTAAAAATCAAATAAATATTTTATTTGATTTTTATTTTTCTATTACCCTTTTGGTTTACATCTAAATTTCACGTTTTTATTCAATGAACATACTTCTTTATTAGATATTCCATTAAAATATTGTAAATTAACTTGTTTTGTACTTGCAATAATTGCGGACCATGAAACTCCAATAATACTACCTACTAAAAATGCACCAATCAATCGTATATGACTACTACATGTAAAAAATATATTCCATGTCCATTCAGAAATAATTAATAGTGAAAATAAAATTATAGTAGTTATATTATCTTTTGCTAAACCATATAATCCAATTATATACAATAAATATCCAAAAGTATAAGTAAAAATAGTCATACTCAATGGTAATTTTGAAAAAGAACCTTCGTTAGTAAGTGTAAAAGAATTACATATTGTCGGAGAAGTAACGTCGGAATTAAAAACTTCGGCTTTACCAACAATAACTGATAAAAAACATGCAATCAAAAGACCTGCTAAATATATTATACCTTTAATATCTTGATTTAAAATCGATGATAATGTAAAAAAACTAACAAGAATAAATGGGGATAATCTATATGCTGTATAAAAAATATTAGTTAAATTTAATTCAGCCATTTTGAATATAGTATACTATACAAAGAGAAATATAAGTTACATGATAAATTTCTAAATTTATTCAAATACATATTTTATAGTTTCTTGAATATGTGAAATTTCAATGAATTCTATGTTTGATATAATAGATTTTGAATCATATTTTTCCATAAATTCTTTGAAATCGCGAGAATTGGATTTGGGAAATAGAAAAGTGGTTACTCCGCCACGAATACCTCCTAAAATTTTTGATTCTAAACCACCAATTGCAGTTACTTGTCCTTGTAAATTTATTTCTCCTGTAATTGCTATATTATTTTTTATCTTTAATGAATTAAATAAACTATATATTGCAATTGTAATTGCAGTTCCAGCAGAAGGACCATCTTTTGAAACAGCACCTTGTGGACAGTGTATATGTATACCTTGACATTTTGTATCATTAAATTTTTTCAATAACATCATTTTTTGCTTATCATTTGTTAAATTCCATGCAAGAGTTTTTGCTACATTCATACTTTCTTTCATAACATCACCTTGTAATCCGGTTAATTTTAATTCAAGAAAATTAGACGTAGGAAAAAAATTAGTTTCAATTGGAATTATACCACCTTTACCAAGAGAATTCGCCCATAATCCATTAATTATACCCACTTGATTATCTTGATGAATTTTAGTGTATTCTATCTTGTAGTACTTTTTCAAGTACTTGTTGTCAATTAAATCTTTTGTAATAATAAACGGAATATTTATACCACTATCGTATTTTAATAATTCGATATTAATTTCACCGAATAAATCGAATAAAACTTCTTTTAATTTACGAACACCTGATTCAAGTGTATATGTTTCAATTATATATTCAATAATATCATCGCTCAATTTAACTGTTTCATTTGCAAAACCCATTTTCTTATTAATTTCGGGTATAATGTATTGTGAAACAATTACCATTTTATCATCTAATGATAAATTGTCAAATCGAATACGGTGAATTCTATCTAATAAAATTCTATCAATTTGGTCAGGGTCATTATATGAAAAAATGAAGAGAACTTTTGATAAATCAAGATTGATACCACTAAAATATTTATCTTGAAATGTATCATTTTGCGTAGTATCTATTAAATGTGTCAAAATACCGATAATCTCTTTCCCATGTTCTGTTTTACTAACTTTATCTAATTCATCAATATAAATAATAGGATTCATACATTTTGTTTCCATTAATATGTCAGTTATTCTTCCCCAAGTAGAATTTACATAAGTGTAACTATGTCCTTCCAACGTAGACCCATTAGAAGAACCCCCAAGTGCTATAAATGCAAATGGCCTTGAAATTCCATTTTCATCTACTAAACATTTGGCTAATCCTTTTTTAGCAAGTGATGTTTTACCAACACCCGGAGACCCCTCAAAACCAAAACAATATCCTCCTTGTTCTCCATTCATCCATTGTGCAATAATTTTAAGAATTTGTTTTTTCGCATGGTCGTGTCCAAATATAGATTCATCTAATGTAGTATTGATATCTTGTATAGATTTGTTGACAAAATCAGTGTTTTTTTTAATATTTGATATTTGCGAATCATTATTATCAGATTGGTTATCTTTTAATGTATTATAAACATTTTCTATATATTGTGTGTTGTTTTTTAAAAAATCATTTATAATATGAATTCTATTTTCTTTTCTTTTAATGTTACTAACATCAAAATTGTATTGTATATTTTTATTTTTAATCAAGTTTTCTATAAAATGTATAATATTTGTATGTTGTTTTGAGTTTAATTTATTAGAAATAGATAATATTTCATTCATTTGTTTGTATTTATTTGTATTGTCAATTTCATTTACATATTTACTTATTTCAAACATTGAATACTTTGGTTTTATTGGAATATTGACATATTTCAAAGAATTGTTTTTTATAATTTCAATAAATAATTTATTTGTTTCTTTGATAATTTTCAATATAGGTTCTTCTTTAAATATACCGAACGGTATTTTCAACAATGCATCTAAGAATTGACGAGTCTTTATACATGAATCATCATTTTTCCCTTTTATTTCTTTTAATTTTATCATAGCTTTTTCTTTAATATATTCAGGTGCTTTCATTAAATATATTTGTTGTTCAAATGAAACACGATTAATATCGTATTTATTGTTCATATCTTGTGTATATTTAATAGTAAATTTCATAATGTCTTTAAAATAAATTTTTATTTTCCAAGGTAAACTATCATATATAACTAATTGTTCGGTGGAATCTGAGTTCGAACCTTTATTCATCGTAATCAGGTCATATAATAAATAACTGATGTATTGTATTTCGTCATCGATATTGTATATAAACAAATTGATTAACATACTACGTTGTGCATATACATCCATTTCAATAAAATTTTTAATAATAGTATTAATTTTATTTTGTTTTATAGTGTTAATTTCAGAAATAATACTATTGTATTTCTTATAAAAATCTTCATTACTATATATTAATATATCTTTTAACGTCAAACAATCAATCATTCTTTTCAATATACATTCATGTACTGTGTATTTTTTTGTTATATATTCAAAAATATCGTCTTTTCTATAATCAATGTATTTATTTGAAAAGCAGTCTAATACTATATCATCAATAACACCATTAATTATTATAGATTTTTGTATTTTATCATTTTGTAAAACTACTCTTATTCCATTTATTTTATGGTAAAATGATTTCGACGTAGATATATCTATATCAAAACATTCATAATTACAAGCATTTTCTATAACCAAAAACTCTTCTGTAATTTTATCAGAACATAGCGTTTTTTTATTAGAAAGTTGACTATAATTTATATTTTTTTTCCAATTAACAGTTTTGTATCCAAACGGATGAATGTATCTATATATCAAATCTTTTTTTTCATTCAAAAACATATTTTCGTTATTTTCATTTTTATTTTCAGTGTAATGAGAACCAAATGATATATTTAATAAATCCGCAAAATTATATGTTCCAAAACTACATACAATAACCGAAAGTTTTTCAAGAAGCGATTGAAAATTATCTAATAAAGTTTCTTCGTTTGTTATATTTTCAAATTTTTCAAATTCTTTAATTTTATTATACAATTCAGTAAGAGTAGATATACAATTATTTACGTCACTATTTGATAATATGTCATTTTTTTTATTATTTTGAACTGAATAAATTGTACATCTAATTACCTCATATAAATATTTTATTTTATTTTTTATAAATATTATAGTTTCATTTGAACTTGATATAGTTGTAAACATTATAATTTATATTTATAGATTAAATTTCTTTGAAATAAAATAATTCATTTATTAAATGTATTTAAAAGTATTGTGTTATTATATACAGAAATGGGTATTCCAAGTTATTTTTCGTATATTATTAAAAATCATTCTAATATTATACGTAATTTAGATTATCATCAAAATATAAAAAAAACAAAATTCAATCATTTATATATTGATGCAAATTCGATTATATACGATGCATATCATAAACTTGAAAGGGAAAAAATAATTGATAAATTAAATAAAGATGATATTGAAAATCTTATAATAGATGATGTAATTTTCAATATACAAAAATATATATTATACACAAAACCAACTGATACAATATTTATAGGTTTTGATGGGGTTGCCCCTTTTGCTAAAATGGAACAACAACGAACACGTAGATATAAATCAGAATTTCTTTCAAAACTTTCATTTAAGAATGGATGCCAAGAAGCTCCTAAATCGATATGGAATACAACTTCAATTACACCTGGAACTAATTTTATGAACTTATTATCAAAGCGAATCATATATGAGTTTTCTTTACATGAGTCAAAATATGCTGTTAAACAGATTATTGTAACCCCGTCAATTGATCCAGGTGAGGGTGAACATAAAATCTATGACCATATACGTAATCATATATCAAACCAAGATAATGTTGCTATATATGGATTAGATGCGGATTTGATAATGTTGTCTATATTTCAATTAATTTATTGCAAAAATATATATGTATTTCGTGAAGCGCCTGAATTTGGAAATAGTGTAAAAGTAAATGAAGTTCCTGTAAAATTACCTTTATTTCTGAATATAGATTTATTGGTATCCTCTATATTAAGTGAAATGGATTGTAAATATTCAACATATGATAGGGTAAATGATTATGTTTTTTTGTGTTTTTTTCTTGGTAACGATTTTCTTCCACATTTCCCTGCAATGAATATAAGAACATATGGTATTCAAATTTTGGTAGATACATACAGGAAGTGTATCGGAAATACAATGGATAGATATTTAATTTCAAAAGACAGAAAAATACAGTGGAGAAATGTACGTATTTTATTAGAAGAAATTGCAAAACATGAAAAGGAATACATTCTTAATGAATACTCTTTGCGCGATAAAATGGAAAATCGCAAATATGAACAAACTACTGAAAAAGAAAAGGAAAATTTGTTAAATAATGTACCTGTTATTTTCAGATCAGAAGAAAAATATATATCTCCAACTGAATTGAATTGGGAAGACCGATACTATAAAATATTATTACATGAAACACGGGAAACTGCAAATTTAAAAAATATTTGTAATAATTATCTTGAAGGATTGGAATGGGTATATAAATATTATACTCAGGGTTGTCCACATTGGAAATGGAAATACAATTATCATTATCCGCCATTATTAGTAGATTTAATTCATTACATACCACATTATGAAACAGATTTTATTTTAGAAAATAATAGTAAACCATTTTCGCCCTATACGCAATTGTCTTATGTATTACCAACGTCGCAGTTTGAACTTTTACCAAAGAAAATATCAAATTATCTGTTAACCAATTTTTCAAATTTGTACTCTTCAAAATTAGAATTCAAGTGGGCATTTTGTAAATTTTTTTGGGAATCACATGTTGACTGCAAACCAATTCCATTGGATATATTAGAAAATTGGGATAAACAATTTATACAAATAAGTGTGTAAAATTGAAATTAGTAAATAATAATAAAAGTAACACATTATCTAGATAAATGGATTTAAAAGCGCGTATATTGATTGCGAATCGCGATTATACATCGTGGAATTTGGTAAACCATGAAACAAATATTGAAATAAAAGATACAGAAAATATTACATCCAAAATCGACCCAGTAAAACATAAACTATTTACAAAAGATATTATAAATATTGAACCTACCGAAACCGAAATAAAAATAAATGTAGTAGTTTCGCCTATTAGAAATTGTGAATATATTGCAGGTATTTTACTTTTAGAAAATAATAAAACATTTGGAAGAACAGAAAATAAAAAACGTTTGTTATATAAGTGCATTCCTGACGATAAACATTTACCTGCGTTTTTGGTACCATATGATATTAAAATCGGGTTTAATAAAGTATATCAAAATAAATATGTAATATTCAAATACGATAGTTGGGTCGATAAACACCCTCACGGGTTACTATTAGAAACTTTGGGTGATGTAGATGACTTATGTGTATTTTATGAATATCAATTATATTGCAAAAGTTTACATATATCACTTAACAATTTCACGAAAAAAACACGAGATAGTTTCAAAACCACAACGCAAGAACAATATATAGAAAAAATATTCAAAAATTTAAATTTCAATATAGAAGACCAGCGAGATACATATGTATTTACAATAGACCCAAAAAGTAGTTTAGATTTTGATGATGGGTTCAGTATAAAAAAAATAGGCGACAAATGGCAAATATCGGTTTATATATCCCATGTTTATTTTTGGCTAGAAACATTGGAACTATGGAATTCATTTAGTAAAAGGGTATCCACAATATATTTACCAGACCAGCGTCGTCCGATGTTACCAACAATTTTATCAGATAATTTATGCAGTTTGCAGCAAGATAAATTGCGTTTTGCATTTGCAATGGATATTGTCGTAGATAATGATGGTAATATTTGCGATGAATGTGATATAAAATATAGGAACGTTTTAATACATGTTAAAAAGAATTATATTTATGAAGATTCGCATGATATTGCAAAGTATGCCAATGTATTGAACGATAAACATTATCAACATTTATTTGAAATATCTCAAAAAATGGATAAAAATGTAAAAAATAGTCATGACGTTGTATCTCATTGGATGATAACAATGAATCATTTATGTGGAAAATGGTTTGAAAAAAACAAGTTAGGAATATTTAGAACGTCTCATTATAGTTTTGTAAAAAAAGAGTTGGATTCATCTATTCACGAAAATACTCGACGAGTAATAAATAGTTGGAATAACGTTTCTGGACAATATATTTTATATGATGGTGACTCTAATATAAATCACGAAGCTATGAATATATCATCCTATATTCATATTACAAGTCCAATACGTAGGTTAGTCGATTTATTAAACCAAATGCTTATTATTGAAAAAATGGGGTTAGTGAAAAACATCGGGGAATATGCAAAAAACTTTTTGGAATATTGGTTAAATCAAATTGATTATATTAATCATTCCATGAGATCTATTCGAAAAGTACAAACAGATTGTAATTTACTATATCGATGTTATACTGAAACAGATATTATGAATATAATACAAAAAGGTATATTGTTTGATAAAAATAAAAAATCAAATGGCATGTATACATATATGGTTTATTTGGAAGAATTGAAATTGTTATCAAGAATAACGACAATGATAGATATAGAAAACTATACCTATATTTCGTGCAAATTGTATTTATTTGAAGATGAAGATAAAATAAAAAAGAAAATACGTGTGCAAATAATAGAAAATTGAATAATATTTATATAAATATTATTCAATGTAGTTCAAAATGAATAATTTTCTAATAATAGCTCTATTTGTTAGTATATGTTTGAATATTTATTCAACGCCATTTTTGAAATTGTCTTTTACGAAAATTAGAGATATTTATAAAAAAATAAAAATAAATGAACAAGTGATTTTTCAAATAGACGAACCAAATAATGTGGTATTACAAATAAATGGAAATAATTTTACTTCAAAAAATTATACATTTACTAATTTATATCCAAATAAACATATTGGTTATGAATTTGCTGTTCTTGTTATTTAACCCTTTGAAGTTTTGTACCTTTTATCATTTAAATTGCTGATTTTATATAATAACTGATAAATAATTTTTTTTGATTTTTCGTGTATTATTTTTTAGATACAAATCCTTTATATTTGGTGCAATATAGATATATTGAATTATCCAGAATCATTATTTTTATTGATAGCATTGATAATATTGGTAGTGTATAGTATTTTATTCAAATAAATCAAAAATTTATGTAATAAATATTTGTAATATTGTATCCTGTTATTAATATTCTTTTTGGAGTATTATTATTATCATATGTCATTGTAATTGTTCCTAATGCGGGGTCACTCGATGCATCAAATACTTTTATTGCAGTGAAATTAGTACCAAAATCACTTGATATGAAACATTGGACTGTATTGTTGTAAATTCCACCAGTCGCCACTGGAAACCATTGAGCGATTGCTATATATTTATTGTCACCTGTACATGCAAATGGAGTTAGACCACCATTCAGATTTTGATATGTGCTCAAACCTGTAAATCTTGAAGATATATTCGTCCATCCAGACGTAAACGAAGTGGTACTTAAATAGTAATAAAAATAGCCCGCTCCAAAAAACATAGTTTCTTTTGGAGAAATATAAAAATCATTTGCTGGATAACTTGTATTTACTGGATAAATAGGTGATGTACTTGATATTGGGTTCCAACTAGAACCACCGTTAGTTGAATAAACATTACCACCGTTGTTATATATGACATTTTGTGTTATTAAATCACTTGCAAATCTGAAAGTACCAACACTATTACCAGTGCTATATACTGGATTGAAAGTATTTGTGTCAGGGAAATTAGTAAAAGCACGCTTATAAATACCTATTGTATTACAACCAGCATAACAAACTATCGAACTGGTTACATTTGTATTATTTATTGAACTACCTTGCATTCTACTTGTAATGTCTCCTATTACGCTATTTTGTGTAAAGTTATTACCTGCATCACTTGACAAATATATACCTCCTCCGCCGTTGTTTTGATTCACTGCAAATGCTACAAAACCATAACGATTGACAGTTGCTTGCCGATTACCGTAATAGCCATATGATTGGGAAGAGTTAACTGTTTTTATCACAAAAGTTGCACCATAATCACTAGATACCCATAAATAACATAGTCTATAATAACTAGTGGTAGAGGGTGGTGTATTATAAGCAAATAATACAACATACTGTCCAGTCCCGTTGAAACCACCCCATTCAGTTTGACTGGGAGTTGTTCCACTAATATTTGTGGTAAAAGAACTTACTGTTGTAAAATGTTGGACTTTTTGGTTTTTACTTAATAAATTAGAATGTATTGTAGTGAAAGAATTCATTTAAATAATAAAAGAAAAAATATCTAATTCATTTAAAAAAAGAAGTGTTTATATGAATTAAATGAGAAATCATAAAATAATTAAAATAATTAAAATAAAATATAAATAAATGTTTAAGTAGTAAAATAAATAAAATAAGATTAAATATCGTGAAAGTCAAATT